GAATGGCAAGATAATCCTGTATTCTCAAGCTTACTGACACATCTCCAAACAATAGACTTCTTTCCTCGATTGTTCCAATGAACCCTTCGATAGATCTCTCCGCAATCTCCACAAAAAACAATCTGCGAAAATGCATGGCTTGCACTGAAAACTCTTCTCTTACCGCTTGTAGCGATATGTCCTCTGCTTCGACGAACCAATTCTTCTTGCACCTGCATAAATATTTCACGTGGAATAATGGCTTCATGGCTATTCTCAACATAGTACTGAGGTACGATCCCGTTATTTACAACCCTCTTTTTTGAAAGAAAATCTACCGTATATGTCTTCTGGAGCAACGCATCCCCCATATATTTTTCATTGCTTAATATCTTCCTAATTGTACTGGTATGCCACTTGGCCTTTCCCGCACCTGTAGGTATACCATCAGCTTCAAGCCCTTTCTTGATTTTGTCCATACTTGAGCCTTCAAGATACTCTCTGTAAATTCTCTTAACTATTTCTGCTTCTTCAGGAACAACCACCAAGCGCTTATTCTCATCTTTGGTATACCCTAAGAACCTAGAGCAGTTAACCATTACTTCTCCTTGTTGATAACGATATTGATAACCGAGCTTCACATTCTGGCTTAACGACTGACTTTCTTGCTGTGCTAAGGATGCCATAATCGTCAGCATTATTTCTCCTTTAGCATCTAGCGTATTGATGTTTTCTTTCTCAAAATAAACTGCTATATTCTTTTCTTTAAGTTTCCGAATATACTGCAAGCAATCCAGGGTGTTTCTAGCAAACCGGCTAATTGACTTTGTAATAATCATGTCAATATTCCCGGCCATGCACTCATCTATCATGCGATTAAACTCATCACGCTTTTTTGTGTTTGTGCCGCTTATGCCATCATCAGCAAATATCCCGGCAAATTCCCACTCTGAGTTCTTTTTAATAAACTCAGTATAATGTTCTATCTGCACTTCATAACTGCTTGCCTGTTCATCACTATCTGTAGAAACTCGGCAATATGCAGCGACTCGAAGTTTTGGCTTTTCATCTTCTTTATTATTGTTGTTACCTATACGCTTAACCGCTGGTATTATCATAACATTTTTACTTACTGCCATCTTGCTTCTCCTCACTTCTTATTAAGCTGTAAACATATTCCGCTTGTTTAAAAGGGTTGGTGTGTTTACTGACTATAGGTTCTGTGATAAAACATTTTGAGATAGTGGGTTTGTAATCTTCCTTGGGTTCAAATATTCTTCCAAGCTTTTTGGCTCTGCCTACCATCTCAGCTTCTGCTTTTTCATATGTTTCTTTATCGATGATAGCCGGATAATAGCCATCTCCGAGATAACATTTATTTTTTAGCATTTTTCCGACCATTCCATGATAAGCTTTTATTCCAGCTTTCTTAGCTGCCGCTGATAAAGATAACCCTGATAAATAACATTCATATAAGAGCCTAATTTTATTGGCTTTTTCTTCGTCGATAACCGCTATCCCGTTTTCAATTTTATATCCATAAGGTGTGTGTGCCATTCTCTCAAATCCTTTCCCTTAATGTGATTCCGCATTTAAGTATGAAACCTATCTCCGTCCTTGAGAAAACAACAATTTTTTCAACATACTCATTAAAAAGTTGATCATCAAAGGAATCAATCATTTCAGCCCTATTTGTAAACTTCATCAAGTTACTCACTTCCTGCACCTTTGATAGTTCTCCATTCACGGCCTGAATTAAGGCTTCTTTCTGTTCTATATAGTTATCAAGCTCCATTCTCAGTTCATTACTTTCTCTATTAAAAAGGGCAGGCTCCAGATACCCCTTTGCCATAAGCTTTACAAGCATCTCTTTTTGCTCAGCTTTCTTTTCGATTAGTTTATCTAATTCTTGAATTCTTGAGAGATTGTCAGATCTGCTCATCTCACGCAAAGCATCTAATAAAGGTTTAAGAATTACTTTTCTTCCATAAATCAATTTATTTATCATCGTAACAAATGCAATCTTTAAATCTTCATCTCGTATGAACTGCATGGAACACTCTGTTAAATGCTTTAAGTGCCTGCTGCAACACCATGCTATATATTTTTTAGCACCTGATGAATGAATCCGTCTTTTAAAGGTACTGCCGCATTCTGAGCATACTATCTTGCTAGAGAAGGGATATCGCATTTGATACTTATCGCTACTCTTCTCGATTCCTTTTTCTTTTGCCCTTTGATTTAAAACAGCTTCAGCTGACTCAAACACCTCATGGCTTATAATTGCTTCATGATGATTCTTAATCAAATACTTATTTTTCTCACCATTGTTGGTGTGTTTTTTGAATTGGAAGTCTGTATAGGTTTTTTGCAGTATAATATCACCCGTATATTTCTCATTCTTAAGAATCCCTCGAATAGTTGTAGACGTCCAACGTCCCCCTCTTTTCGTTGGAATATTTCTTTGATTAAGATCATCTGCAATTTTCTGTGTACCTTTACCTGATAATACTTCTGCAAAAATATATTTTATAACTTCAGCCTGTTCAGAAATGACTATCATCTGACCGTCAATATTTTCGTAACCGTATGGTGGATAGGAAATCTTAAAGGTTCCGTTTTGAAATCGTCTTTGAATTGCCCATTTCGCGTTTTCCGAAATAGAAACAGATTCGCTTTCTGCAAGCCCACTTAAAATTGACAGCATTAATTCGCTTTCCATTGACCCTGTATTAATGTTTTCCTTCTCAAAATAGATATGAACCCCAAGGTCAAGCAGTTTGCGAACCATCTCCAAGCAGTCTGCAGTGTTTCTAGCGAACCGGCTGACGGACTTTGTGATTATTAAGTCAATCATTCCAGCTTCGCAATCTGATAGCAATCTAAGCAAGTCAGAACGATTTTCTTTTTTTGTACCGCTGATACCTTCGTCATAATATAAGCCTGCATAATCCCATTCTGGATTTGCCTTTATGTAGATTTCATAATGGGTTTTTTGTGTATGCAAACTAACTAATTGATCATCACTGTCCGTCGAAACACGGCAGTAGGCGGCTACTCGTAGTTTTGGTTTGATAATTGAAGCAACATTATTACCATCAATTCTTGTTATCTTTTTCAACGTCTCACCTCCTTTTGGTACGTGACATATTACCTCTGAACCCCTGTATTATCAAGCAATTCAGGGCATTAACTCGACTCCAAAAGGTGAGAAAGATTGACGGTTTCGGCGGTCAATTTTATCGAATTCCTCATGTGTAATCAGTCCTGCATTAAGCATTTTTTGAAGCAGCTTCAATGAACGATAATAATCATACTCGCACTGGAGTCTCTCCTCAGTTACTGGTTTACGGTTGGCAGTAAATTGGGAAGCTGGGTGTTCTGTAATTTGCTTCACTTGCATATGGCATTACCTCCTGCCGATATGCGAAAAAACAGCTCGATTCGAACCCCATGAAAAAAGACAAAAAAATTAATCCCACAACTCGGAATGGTTACCGTAGCTGTGGGCTAATGAATTTTATCTCAGTTATATCTTATAAAACCATCAAAGCCAGCCGCTTTAAGCTTTTTCAGCATTGCTTCGGCATTTGCTTTAGAAGAAAATGCTCCTACCTGAACACGGTAGTATTTTTTATCGTCACCTGTGGGCGTTTCCGGTTTCGGTTTTTCCACCAAACCAGCCTTAACTGCCGCACGGAAGGTGTCCATGCTTTCGCCGTGACGAGGGAACCAGTGCATCACATCGGAATGGTTTGATGCGATCCCTTTTTTGTATCCTTCACTGTGGCAAATGATGTCCTTCTCAGTCAGATTATAGAGTTTACAGAGATACACGCATAATTCTACTGCTTCAGAAAATACCTTGCGAAAATACGTCGCATCGGATAAATCATCTTCACAGATCTCAAAACTGATATGAGTATCATTCGCTGTACCTCCAGCATGCCAGCCACGATGATTCCATGGCAATGTCTGATAGGTTGCAATTGAACCATCTGCCAACTTGCCTATGAACGCATGAACACAAACCTGTCGACCATCGGGTTTGTCTTGATTCCAGTGATTGCCGTATTGATTTTTACCCAACAGGCCATCATCAGGTGCTACATAGCGCTTCAACCAAGGATTGTTAGCCCCAGTTGAATGAACCATGATACCTTTCGGCGTTATTGTCCTGCCTGCCTTAAAGCAGGCGTTGTTAGTAAGTATTTGTTTTCGTAAATTCATCACTTATCACCTCAATTAAAAGCATGATTATAGGTCTGCCGGGTACAGGTGGTAGGTAAATTTCAGATCGCAATATGCGGTTGATGATGTGCCATTGCTTCCCATGCGAATATACAGTCCATATCCTACAGGAACCCGGGCCTGCCGCATTTCAATCTGAACATGCTGAGCTTCAGCACTGCTGTCTGCTCCGATTGGCGTACTGCGACAGATTCTGGTGAAGTTCTGTTCATCGTTTGAAATATACAGGTCTAGCTCCTTTTCGCTTGTATCCGATTGTCGGCAAAGGGTTATCAAATGGCAGTCATATCTTGTCGGTGAAAG